CCATGATAATCAAGAATCACAATGTCTGGATGATATTGGTCAATCTTTGCCTGCACCATGTTTTGATCTGCAGTTTCAAGACCTTCTGATGTAACAAGATGTATAGCATGTTTACCGGTGAAAGTTACCTCAGCCCATTTTTCATAAGTTTCAAGAATTTCTGGATTTGCTTTAACCAAGTCGGTGTTAGTAAAATGCCCTTCACCGTTATTAAGCAACGTATCAAGTCTTTGCCCTTCTTGCTGCTTATTCATTTCTAGTGAAATGATGAGCGGTCTATAACCAGCCTTCCAAGCATTAACTGCAAACAATCTTGCAATAAATGATTTACCAACACCTGTCCAGCCAAGAAGGACAATAAAATCCCCCGGTTGCCATCCGCCAAATACTTTATCAATTACATTAATACCTGATGGTATGCCTTGTATATCTTTTTTATTTTTGGACCTCTCTTTGAGATCGTCAGCACGATCTTTCCACTCACCAACTAAATCGGTATCTTTTAAATTACTAGAGAACTTATAAAGCTTAGAAGTCTCCTCCATCAAAAATGACAGCGCCTGTCTAGCACCAGCGTCACCAATTAAAGTGTGAGCCTTAGATACAATACTTCTTGTTTGATAAGCAAGCGATTCTTTCTTTGCTTCATCAATGTAATAAGCAATCGGTTCCGGTGTAGAAATAAATTCAAAGTCCGGATGGTGTTGCTTCACAGTCTCTTTTGATGGAACTCTCTTGTGGTCCTCGTAATGATTTACAACAAAATTCCATATGTCTCTATGCTCTAAGAATACATTCTCAACACCGCCATTTACAGCAGATACATAGTCTTTAGAGTCAATGATTGCGTTAAGCAACCTAACCTCATAGTTCATTAAGATTCCAATCTTTTTTTAGTTTCCTGTACAATGTCTTTAAATTTGTCTTGTGACTTTTTCTCGAATTCAACCCTTTCCACGAATGCTCTAGATTCTACAGCAAAATCAAACACCAAGAATGGACCTGGGCGTGATTTTACAAAATATTCTATTGCACCTTCTAAATTTTCTTTCTTATAAAAAGAAGCTAATGCGTCAGCTACCTGTTCCTGCCTAGGGGAATCTGGTATAAAAAGTTTATGATACTTTTTGCAAGAGTCTTTGAAGAACTCGATCAGTTCGTTTCCAGTTGGTATCATCTGCCTTATTCACCTGCTTCCATGTTTCTTGCATAACATCATATTCAGAAAGACCCCCATTTACGCCATAAAAAGATTCTGTCTCCCACATATGGAGTATACATTCTTTTCTAACTGTGCAAGATTGACAAACCGATTTAGCATATTCAACCTCGTCACGCTTATATGAGAACCAATACTTGCTGTTTTTATCAATTAGACACAGCGCTTTCTTTCTCCAGCTTGATATCACTTTTCCGCATCCAACTCTTGAAGTTTGGATTCAATCTGGGAATCAACTACATCCCATAACTTCTTCCATGCACTTTCATCTTCAATACCGCTACAAACAACCCTTGCACCGGCATCTAGTCTTAATGATTCATAATTGCCAAGATTTTTTGTAATCCCAACAGATGCCCAAATTTCGACTTGACCTTCATTAATTTTATTTACTTGTGCCATAATCAGCTCCTTTTTAGTTTGATTTTTTGTGACATTCTTATAACTTTAGCACTTACTGGTTTGCTTGTAGATGGTCGCCCAGGTGTTCTTCCGTTAAAGAATTCCACCATCTCGTACACATCTTGCTTTTCATAATAGCGCCAATTTTTATAACCTTCGCAATTTTCGCTAAATTTTTTTCCACTTGGAATCAAATTGCGTTTCTCATATTTCCTTATAGTGTCTGGTCGTTTCTCAACTATCTTTGCGACCTCTCCTATTGTGTAGATTCTGTGCAAAATTAATTCTGAATTTTGATGAGGAAAAATAACTTCTTTTTTACTTCCAAGATCTACAGCATAGATCTGATTCATATTCTTTACAATTTTTTTAATTTTTACAATTGTGTCAGAATACTTGTAAAATTTATTCTTAATTATTTTGTCCTGAAGCGACATATCTTTCCTTTATTGGTTTAAAATTAAATTCTGTTAGAATCCTATTTAATTCACCAACCTCAACATCGACACCTCGTGCACAAATAATGCATGTTAAATCTATCCAAGATCTTTTCATTGCATAATATTGAACACCGGTCATCATTTTGCCAGCACAATGTGTGCAAAGCAATTCATTATTTTTATAATAACTTTTTATCTCTGGAATATGGATACTTTTCATTAATCTAACCAGCAGTTATATTCTGCTGTTACTATACCTTTCTCGGGATGTACGAATATTAATGATTGCGATGGTCTTCCAGCAGCAGCTAATGTTTCGGCAGCATATGTATTAACAGATTCCGGACTGCCTGCTATTCTTAACTGAACTGTATTGAAGGTCATCTTTGTCGGAGTATGGAAGTGACCGATAAAGATATCATCAAAATCTTCCCCTATAGCTCCAATCTTCCATCCATAAGCTTTCTTTTGGAAAGCATAGAAGGATGAAAGACTTCCAAACTGGTCTCCATGACAAAGCATTGCTTTGTATTGACCAATTTTATCCACAGCATACCAATGGCGTTCACCTCTGCCATCTGGGATAACAAACTTGACTCTTGGTTCTTTTTCAAACATTAGCTGAGTTATACGATAAAGCATTCTATCACCATTGGTTTCTGGATCATGATCTCTTCTTGCCCTGCCACCTATGGAGCCATGATTACCAATAACACCAACAAAAGTTACTTTTTCAAAGTTCTCAAGCATCATGTTAATAAAATTTTTCATAATTCTTGGACCATCAACAGTAATTTGACGATACAATCCGCCATCTACCAAGAAAGACTGACCGGGGAAAATAAGCTCACCCTCAATTATGTCACCAAGAGCCCATATTCTAACCTCCCTTACTGGATGGTCTTTTCTTTGTATGTTAGTTAAATTAATAACCTTCTCTGCGTATTTATAAATTCTCTCTTCGCATACACTTGAGTTATAGTCGGGAGTCACTTTTGATAACTGCCAGTCTGACAGTATAGCAACTGCGACCTCTTCTGCACCTTTTCTTCTATCCACCTTTGGCTTAGGGACAGGCTTGCTTTTTGTTGATGCGATGTCTTCTCTAACTGCTTGATATACAGCAGAAACTAAATCATCACTTTTACTCTTTAACTTATTGTATTCTTGCAACAATCTAGTGTAGGCGACTTTTACCTCCGCCTCTGATTCTGGCTTTTTTCCAGATACTGGATCTACCGGCACTTCAAATAATCCTTTCTCTCTTCGGAACTTACAAAGACCACCAATGTCAATTGACTTTCGGCAATCTTTATCAGCGTATTTATGATTGGCAGATTTGGGCTCAAATTCTTGATTGCAGCCCTTAGCTTCGCAAATTTTCATAAGGTCAATTATACACTATTTTCTGGCGACTCCGGATTAGCCGAAACATTCTTTGGATTTATTTTAGACTTCTCTCTTTTTTCATCATTTTTACGACGCATCGTTTGCCTCATTTTTGCTCTATGCTGCTCAGATGGCTTTCTTCCCTCTCTATGAATAGCGCTGTGTTCAGAAACTGTACACAGATATAAATTTTCTACACGATTATCAGTTTTAATTTCATTTATATGATGAACTGTCTCCCACGGCTCAAGATATCTACTTAAATATGTTTCAAACACAAGACGATGCTCATACACATAGCCTTTAATATTATACTTGTGTTCTGGATTTAATATCCTAACATACCCTTTATCATCTATATATTTTCCACCACCATAGTTAGGGTTGTTTTCACCATGAACAGTTTTAGCTGTCCATTCTATATCTTTTCTTCTTGAAGCTAAAAGAGCATCATCAGACACTTGCACCAACATCTTCCACTATTAGCTGCAATCTTTCTGTAGCGCTGGGGTTAACTGAAATTGTGGGAGCATTTGTCAATCCCGATGTGCCGCCGACTCTTGCTACGGCAGCAGAGAATGAGTTTGCCGTTAATCCACCACCACTCTCTAAATACACAGAATATGTTCCTGCACCAACAGTTACAGTATCACTTGCCTTCATAGAAGATGTAACAGTGTTTGCATTTGCTGCTGTATTATAAAAGTCATAAGGTGGTATTGTAAAGTTCCATACCATCAGCGGAGCTGACGAGCCGTAGCCGGCAGACACCGCATTGTACACTTTAAGTTTCAGGATTGCATCTTCAGCTCCTTTGCCTTGCACAGTGAAGCCAGGAAATACACATGTGATTTTATAAAATCTATTTTGATCAATAGTAACTCTTTGGTCTGAACCACCACCTGGATTGGTCAGGGCTAAAATTTGAGTATCAGAACTACCAACATTAGCAACTACATTTCCAGAAGTTGTTTCAATAAATTCCAGAACACCTTGTGGCTTAGCATCATTGGCATCTCTAATTTGTTCCATGTTCATAGACATCTGCGCTAAGCGGTCTGAAGATATCGGCGTTCCGTCTGTCCATGAAACAAATATATAGTTCTCGTATGCCATTTATCTATTATACATCATTTTCGCTAAATATACGATGGGAATAGAATTTTACTGGAGAACATACTTGTACCAATTTACAGCTGCATATCTGACTCCATTTGTTACTGGCTCAACTCTATGCATATATGGAAATGCCGACGAGAAGATTATGCAATCCCCTTTTTTTGGCTTATATTTGATATCAAAATATCTAAAGCATATCTCCCCGCCATCATAATCATCATTAAAATATGCAGTAGCAGAAACAGTTCTTGGATGAGATGCAGAATCATCATTGTGATCTTTAAAAAAATCCCCAGCCTCATATCTTAAAAAGATAATATCATGATTTTTGGCAACCTTACTAACATTGTAATGCCTTGAAAATAATTGAATATTTTCCCAAACTGCATTTTCAACTTCAGCAGACAATTTTTTTATTGGATCATCATCATGACATTCAGAAAAACTACTCGTTGAAAAAAGTTTACACCTTCTATGGTCTAAATTTACTACTGAATGATAATCCCCACCGTCATTATGGACAACTCTTCCATATCCCAAAAATGGCTCACCATGTGTTTTAAAAATTTCGCACCACTCATAAACTTTTTCCATTGGCATCTGATATACGGAGATGCCAGGTGCAAGATGAATTGGATTCACCATTTTCCCAGAGGGCATGAAGCAACCTGCAATTTTGTTTTCATGGTCATTACACAACCACACTTTTTACATTGCTTAGTAAGATTAATCAATTCATCACAAGAGCTACATATTTCATATCTATATGATGAAACAGAATCTTCAGCATAATTTGATTGATTAAGCAAATGCCACGGTTTAGCATCCCCTACCTTTTCTTTAAACTCCTGCCAAGCACTTTTCATTGGGGTTGACTAAATTGGACCCCATCCCAAGTCCACCCAGGAACAACTTCTGGCTGATTTGTTACCTCAATAACTGTTGGCGAACTTAATAATCCTGCAGCCCACCCCTGTGACTTTTGCCCTTGTGATTCGTCATCAAATTGTAATTGCATAAAAGCATCTCCTTCTACAATAAAAATAAATCTTCTAATTGCCACGACAATCTCCTTTTTTAATAATTATAACACAACCATTTAACCAATACAGATATTATCCGCAATGCAAGTAAAACCTGGAGGACAGACGGGATCACAGACTGGTCCTGGTGGCGGTGGCTCTGCACCAACAACTACTGTACCTACTACAACGACTCCAACGACCACTGCTGGCGGTTCTGGCTCTGGCTCTGGTGGGGTGTCAGCACAGTTAGATATGCAATAATAATCGCCATTAATAACTGCGTAAAGCTGTGTGTTTGCTTGATCCCAATAAAATTCAAAGTACTCAGACCCATGAGAATATTGAATCCCATAACTTTTTATAATGGTTGAGCTCACAACTGCGTTGTTTGCTAATCCGTCTTTAAGGATTATTCCTAATTCACTATTGATCATATAGCTGTCATAAGCATATTGAGCATTTGCATCATACGGACCTTCAATAAGAACTCCAGCCATGCCAGCGGAATTATACAGGGCGGTATTAAACTCACCAAGCTCCATCGCCCCAGCAAAACTACCGCCAGTTCTTAGATTATCACCATTGATTTCCCAGCCAGCAATTTGACCACTTGTAGCAAAAACAGTTCCAGTAAGGGATAGTGAATTACCATTATAGAATAAAATGTTGTTTTCAGCGCCAACCGAGAATGTGCCATTGGATGTCCAATAGTTTAAATTATTAATATAAAGACTGTCGGCTTGAATTGAACCCCTGATTGCAGTACTATCAAACACAGCATCTCCAGACCAAGTGATTGCCCAGCCAGCAGTGCCATCAGCTGTTATAACACCATTAGCGGCAATTGTGCCATCAAAATTGCTACTTCTAATAATATTGTTTATAAGAGCAACATTTGCTGACAATTCATTTGCAGTAACAGACCCGGCTGCAATATGAACAGATTGAACAGAGTTTGGTAATAATCTAACCCCAGACGGACCAAGCACATCGTTTATTACTATATTAGATACTACTGTTTTTAAATTATCAAAATTTCTTTGTTGCCTTAATTGTCTAGCATTGGAACCTGTTTTGCCAACCGTAAAATCATAAATAGAATATTGTTCTGTATCTATAAGCGAGGATGAAACACCATCATGATCGTGACCACCTTCAAAAAAGACTATTGAGTTTTCTGATATAGCGCTGCTCGATCTACGCATTAGATTACCTTTCTCAAAACAACAGATTGAGACAAGCTCTTATCATATGAAAACTCAGAACTTATCAGCCAATAGTCACCATTAATTATATCAAAAGAATCCATAGTTGATATTCTTATTCTATCACCTAATTGAAGTTTTGGAATTGTTAATATATTTAAATTAAGAATAGGAACGGGGTCACTCATTTTATTTATTATAAAATTAGCAAGCCGTGTAGCATGATCTAAATTGGTTATAAATTGATTTTCTATAATTATTTCCTTAAGACCATACCTTCTTATATTATCATCTAATGTAACTTTTTGCTCTTTAACATCACCTTTATTATCTGTTATTATCACTGGTATTCCTGCAATGGAAGTAAAATGCTTTTCCCCATTCAACGGATTTTCACCTTCTAGATAAATGATATCTCCAGCAACATTATTATTTGACGCTGCGATAATTAATACGGCACCATATGGGCTTGGATTGTATTTAACTAACTCCAACCTCGCCGGCTTTACGGTGGTTATATTTGTAATCAATGGCTGTTCAATCATATAAGCCGGTGATTTATCAAAGTTTAATCTATCATAAACCTTTACTTCTCTAACAATTGTATTTGTATTATGTGAAGCCGCAACTGTATCAAATTGTGCTCTTTCTAGTGAGAGAAAAGAATTGCTTGTTGTGTTACCATATTTAACAATTTCATTATCAATCATAATGTAACCAGTTTTTGGAAAAAATGGATCATTCGTTGAAGTAACATTCATGCTTAAATCAGAATTGCTCATTGAGCTTGTCAAACTTACAACAGCAAGGCTTGTTGGATCTTCAGCTCTCCACAAACCTTGTTTACTAATTATGTTATTTGTAACACCTTGTGTCTTTACTGTAACTTTATTTGTTTGTAATTGAACATTATAACTTGCATCAAGTATATTTGACGAATCAGATAATGTATATTGAACATTTGCATGCTGAGCAATTGAGGACTCAAAAAATCTATTAAAATGCTCATATCTTGCCTTATTAAATTCATCAAAATAAAGTCTGCCAAAATCAGCCAAACTTATTTCATCTATCACTTGAGTTATAGATTGGTCATTGCCATATATAAAAGGCATAACTTGAATTGGTTGCATTTGCGTTTGAACATAACTATCTTTAACCATCTCATCATCAAATTTTATATTTGAAATTGCAAACTCATCTATATAAAAAGATCTAATTGTAATTGGAGCATTTTCTATAGCAAAGTTAATTTCTGTTTCTGCTGTAAAGGAAGCACCTCTGCCGCCAATAGTGATATCTTTATTAGAAAATGGAACAAGTGTTCCAGTTGTTGTAACAGTATTTTTTAAATCACCATTGATAAAATACTTAAGAGTATTATCTGAATATGTAGCTGTTATTAAACTAAAACTGTTATTTGATAGTGCAATATTTGATGATACTGTTTGCACACCATTTGAAGTAACCATTTTAAAACCATTAGATGAAGAGTTTGAATAAAATTCAAAACCATTAGATGGAGAGGAATTGTTAAAACAACTTATATATTCACCATTTGCAGAGAATGCACCATTGTGCATTTTTGCATAAATCTCAATAGTAAAATCTCCAGTATATGAAATACTATTAGAATTAAAAATATCAAATGATTGATGATAAGGAATTCTTATATAAGCATTTGATTCAAGCAATACAGATCGACTATCCAGATCAGAAACAATACCAGATTGTTCTGATATTTTAACGTTAGCTAATAAAATACCGTTATTTTGCCGACCGGATCTCTCTATGACATTTACATTAGCAGTTGGTGTCCAGCTATTAGCAGAGAATGTTAGATATGAATCTGAAGTTCTATTCCCATAACTATCATTAGCAACCATTGTATAACATTCATGACTGTATACCCAATCTAAATATGAATCGTATTCTTTCTTAAGAAAAATCTTAAAAGGCTCATTTTGTATTTTATGCTCTGCAAAAAACTCTATCCTTAGAGAATAGACTTTACCTGCTGTTAAATCATATAAATCAGAAGAAAAAGATTCTGGTGTATTGGTGCCAGAATCAACAAATCTCCATTCATCTATAATTTTTACATCATTTAAATAAACCCTGATCCCGCCTTTATTTATGCCGGCTATTAATCGTTGATTTCCAGTATTTGATGGTATATAGTAACCATCAAAAACACCATTGAAAAAACTATCAACAGTGCTTCCATCATTAGCAATAAATTGACCCGACACCCAATTCACAGCTTTGCTCTCCCCTGATTGATCTGATATCTCTTTTGATGCCGTTACTTTTGATGGAGCAACTGATGTCCTTATATCTAGTGCTTTTTCATATGTAGAAAGGTATTTATCTAAAACATCTAATCTAATATCACGTGCATTACCACCCTCCGGGACTGCATACAATCTAGCCCTAAGTGATGAAGAAGCTGTTCGAGCATTATTTGATCTATCTACATTTTTTTCATTAAAATTGAGATGCATAACTGAATTGTTTTTTAAATAAAACTTATCAGGATTAATTAAATAATCTATATCTTTTCTAGGAAAATTTGTCATTAATAGCAAGTGCTCTACAGCTTCCGCCACTGTTGTTTCTTGAAGCAAAAATCCTTTAGTTATCACTTTATCTTGACCAAACTTAGACCATCCAGTTAAATTTGCAGAAACAGTCATGCTGGAAGATGTAGCCTGCCATTCATCAATATAAAATGTTCCAAATGGAACATACTCAAATATATCGTATACGACAGATGCGCCAGTATTATGACTTCTTGCCTTTGTATCCCCGATACCTCTTGCTATTGCAGAAAAAGAATTACCAGAGCCCTTTCTTGCCAATACTTTTTCTTGATTGATATTTCCTGGATTGATGGTGATAACATAGTCATCTCCGGAACCCCCGGATGGGAAATCATTAATATTAAAGACATTTATCGTGTTACTTACTGCTGTAATATTTGAAGATAATGATGTAATAATTTGATCACTATCGTATGACTCCCTCTCCCATCCTGCATACACAAAGCAGCGTAAATCTTTTTTCATATACTTTCCATATAGAGATGCTGAGTTAAACAAATTAAAATCTTTATTTGCGTTATCTAGTGTCAATGATGCAGTATTACTACCACCACCGGCAATTGGCAAACTTGTTTCGTGCACATCACGAACTTTAGAAACATTAAAATTTATAATGTAATCAGTTATATCAACCCTATACATTGGAGCAACTTCATTAACTCTTACATAATCATTTGGATTTTTTGTTGTATAAACTGTTAATAAAATTTTATTAATATTATCATTTGTAATTGATTCTAAATAATGATTAAAATAATATGAATCAATAGGAATCTCACCATCTTCATTGTAAACAAGAGTATTTGTATTATGATATGCTTTTATATTGTAAGCACAAATTTGACCATTATATTCAGATGTTATAATTTTTATTAAATTTACTTTTCTTTCTTCAAACACATATGTCAGGACAACCGGAGATTGCAATTCGTAACCATTTAATGTTGCATGAGTATTTGCTGTACTCTTAACTGACGACTCATATCCAAACTCGTAATGCTCATCTTTTGTTGTTGGCATACAATGCCATTGACCATTAGCAGTAATAACATTTCCATTTGTATCTTTAGCATCGCAAACAGCCCATGTAAATGACTGCCTTTCTATTCCGTTAACAGATTCATTTGGTGTAAAATAAAAATCTCTATTTCTTGATTTATTAAATAAAATTTCTTTATCCGATAAAGATCTGCCGGAAGCAAGTAGCCCAGCTGCATTATCTATTATATTTTGATTTGTTTTTGCAGAATTGGTGTAGTTGCTTGATGCTATTCCCGTATTGCCGGATTTATTAATATGACGACTATCTAGCCAGTCTATTAAAATGAGAGGTTTTACTCTTTGTGATATTGAAGATATAGCGTTATTGAAAGATGATGATATATCTACATCGTATCTACCTTTAGTAAGCATTTAAACCTCTTCTAGACTTATAGAGCAATCCCAAAAATACACCTCTTCAGATATATCTCTTCTCACCAGAGTCTCGCTATAATCTTTCACTAATACATTATAACTTGTTTCTGTGGGTGGAGTGTTGCCATTTTCATCTAAATTTATAACTTTCAAAACGTGGTATTGAGGCTTTCCAGCTATCTCTCTTATATAATCACGCCCTCTTTTACCATCCACAGTGTGAGTTTGCGTATTTGGAACATATGACCATGATAAATTAAAAGTCTTTCTTGCACCTCTCGATGTAGATTTATAATATCTAGATTTTCTATTATTCCAATTAACATTTTCTGTAAAGATCGGCTCCACAGAAACATCAAACTTCCTGTTGTGATTTGTTAATGGTTTATCATCTAATAACAAGAATGTCCTTATCCCGCCAATATCTAATGGAGAGCCTGAAGATATAGATGTATTAGAGAATTTAATTGCCTGGGCAGCAACGCTACCTAAATTATTTATAACTATTCTTATTGTGATTAATACTAAATCACCAGCAACAGTTAGATTTATATTTCCATTTAATGAAGCACTTATATTCTTTATAAGTATTGATTGAGCTGAAACATTAGAAGTAGAATTTATCAATACACTTGCAAATGCTTGTTTAATTATAGTTGCATTTGCATCTGAGGATGATGCAATAGATACTGTAGCATTTAATATTTCTTGTGCTGAGGCAGAAAGATTTGATGCTGAAGTAATCGACACCGCAGCAAAAGCGATTTTTTGAGCAGATACTGTCATTGATGAGGAATTTTCAATCAAAACAGCAGCTGACTTTATTCCTGTTCCAAGCGTTAAGGTAACGCCATCAATCACTATAGAAGATTGAGCATATGCAATTTTTGTTGCAGTTATTGAAGCATTACTCTCAACACTTGTTGAGGATCGTATTTGCATTGTAAAATTAACTGATAGTGTAGCGTCACCTGACAGTGAAGCCTGTATTGTTGTTGCTTCATCAACAGTATAAAAATCTATTCCTTGCTTAAATGGTTCAGAAAATGAATAGAATCCAAACTCCATACTATCTCTCCGTCAACGTTAAGGAAACATCATAATAAGCGCATTGAGTTGAATACTCTCTCCTTATTAAAGTTTCACTATAGGAGTCAATATAGCAATCATAGGAAGTTAAACCAGCGCTTGGCTCGAGTTCTATTCCCACCACGACTGCAGCGGAGCTATTTGCTATAGTGTTTAAAAAATCCCTTCCAACTCGACCATCAACAGTTTGAGCCTGCAGGCTTGGCAGATATGACCAAGACAGACTAAACTGCTTTTTATTTCTTGAATAATATCTCCTTCTATGCCCAGATGCTAAATCAATATCATTAGCAGCAATTTGTTCGCTAACAGATATTTTTCTATTGTGCTCCGTTATCTCTGTTGAATTAATAGTCAATAGTTTCTGTATTGTCATTACATGCCTCTATTAAGACCATTGTAGGTTGTTATCACTCTATTTTCCAAACCGGCTGCTTTTTGATTTCTTGGAGCAACTTTCATATTATAATCTTTCATCATTGAATTAAACCATTCTGGCTCGCCAATAAAGTTATCAACATAAATATTAACATTTGATGTTGAAGATCCAACAGGAGCTTGTGTAGAATTATCGATTCTAACATTTGGCATT